CTGTAACGTTGGCATGACCGGAACCAGATGTGTCTGATTCCGTGACACTAAGAGCCGCCATAGCAATGTCAGTCGCTCCCTCGTAAACGATGATTTCGAGGTGCTCCCAACCTGCTGTGTCGATCTCACCAGTGGTGAGCGTCGCATTGTCAGAAATCACCGCCGGAGGCGTGATGCTGACCAGTTTAAAATCGAGTCGATTCGGCATTGTATTTTTTCCCCTTGTGGGATTGTTCGCAAAAGTCCCGCCGACCACAGCGGCCGGCGGGTATCGAATCAGCCAGTCATATCCGACTAGCTACCTGCCATTTCCAGCCCACAGATCGGACCTGCAACGCTGTTCGTGCCGTAGTCGTGCCAGACAATGTCAAAGCGTTCTGTTGCTTTGATGCCGATCTGGTCACGTTCCCACATGCTCTGACCGCCGACAGTTGCCGTATCGCTGAATGCGATTGACATCTGGCGACGATCTCCAAACAGGCCACCCATCATCATGTCACCGAAGATGACAGGAATCTGGCTGTTGGCTGCAGTGCTTGGAAATACCTGGCTGAAGTAGACAGGAAACCCAAGGAAGCGAGCTGGAACACCATTCACGATATCACCAGCAGTCGTTCCACCAGCGGCAAGAGCCAGAGGCTGCATTACGCTGTAGAAAAACGTGCGGTGACATACCCAGGCCGGGTTTGCTGCTGCGTACTCCGGCAAAGCCGCCACGACACTGGAGAAGTTTGCGAGAGTCAGTTCGCTGTAGGCATTGCCAGCACCGAGGACGAGCCCCGGAGCAGTGCCAGCCGTCAGCGAATCGAGACGCGTGCGAATTCCTGTGATGCCGTTGTATGTCGAAGTCGCATCACCATTAAACGCACACTGATCTTCCTTCAGAGCGAAGGCCAGACCCACTTCCTGAACCAGCCTGTCAGCAATTCGGATAACGGAGTCTTCTGACAGTTCATTGCTCATGCGTGAAAGCACCATGAACTTCTGAGCCGTCAGACGAACTTCGTTCCACTCAGCATCGGATTCCGTTCCTGCTGCGTTTTCACCGACAGCATAGGCAGTCAAACCGCCGACGCGACGAGGAACAACCTTGGACGCTGAGCCCATTGGCTCAATATCCATCAGCCGACGTGCAACGCCGTAGTTTTCGACGAGTCGAATAATGTCAGCACGGAATTCTTCAGGAACGAAAATCCCCGCGTTGCTGACGTCACCTCCGCCAACGCCGTGAACGTTAAACAAGCCGTTTTCCTGACAAAACTCAACACTTCGTGAAAAATTGTAAAGGTTTGGACAGGTAAGAGACGCTGTTGCGAGTGCCCACTGGCCGAATCGGTAAGCACGTTCGTTCGGACTCATCCCGGAGTCATCAACGCCGCTGAAGTTCTTCACAGATTCGCGTCGAACCTGTGCCGGAAGTTTGAACTCTGAAACGGTGTTGTGTGGCTGCGCCGGTGCTCCAGTGAGTTTCTTGGCAATGCGGTTCACGACAGGATTGAGTTTCGCGTTGCGCAGTTCTTCCTGTTTGGCCTGCATTGCTGCAGCCCGGTCATTTGCCGCCTGCATTTCGTCGATCTGAGCTTTCAGCGTTTCCGCTTCTGCATGCAGTTTGCCGACTTCTGTTTCCTGTTCCGCCGTCAACGCCTGAGCGTCTGCAGCAAGATTCAGGATTTGCTCTGCCTGATCAAGCAGGCCGGTGCGTTTCTGCACCAGTTCATCAAATTTCATGTGTGTTGGTCCTTGTTATTCGCCAGGACCAACGCAAAAAGCGTCAATCGCTGGCAGGTTTGGAAATACCCAAAACTGCAAACGATTGACGCTTCGCACGAGACATCAAATCGATCGTTGCGGTTACCTACGCACGAGGTAGAGCCGCTGATTGAGAGTTACACTATGAGACAGACGCTATTCTGTCAAGAATTATTCTCTGAGGAATTCTGCTACGTGGATTCGCTGACGTGAATGCCATCACATCGCAGTTGATCTGCGAAACCATTTCCCGCGTTGCCCCGTAACATAAAACACGCTGAGGTTGAAGACGATAAACAATCTCATTGACGATCTGAATCCATGGGAGCCAGTTCCGCCGCTGTCTGGGCCTGCCTTCGATTGCAACCACTGGGGCAAACTTCGGAATTCCAATCAACGACCACGACAGGGATTTTACCGTTGACCATGACACCGACGGAATGACAGCAACGCCGTGCTCCTGCAAAAACCGACCGACCCAGCGAGTTTTGTAAACGTTGAACATCTGGCAGATCATCGGATCATCATCGTAAAGCGAAAAATCAGGCTCCACGATCGCTGACACGTTGGCACGGTGAATCTTATCGAGCATTGTCAGTGGTTTATTCCACAGACACTCGAATCGAAAATCATCAGTCCAGTAAGCGTAGACACAACCGCCTGCTGTGTCTGGCCGAAGTGGCGTGTATCCGCAGATTTTCAATTGAACTGGTTCGGACGGTTGCCACAGCATGTCCGGCAGCAGGTCAGGAATGCCGAGCGGGTGAGATGAATGCCAGCGCTGGCGATACACTCCGGTGCGAGCGAGCGTCACCGGATGACATCCATTTGCAGGATTGTACGCGTTTCACCGGTGAAAGGGTTTTTCTCCGTTCTTACCCCAGTGACCTTCATTTTCGTTCCGCGATTTAGAAGCACCTCACGTTCTCGCCGATTGCCGCCACGTGGCTGCAAAACCTTTGTTCCTTTCGGAACGCGAATTTCCATGACTACGTTTCTGTCAAGGTAGTATCCACCCTTTCGCGTCGTTGTGCTGACGTACCCTTTTTCTGTTAATACCTTTCCGACAGGGTTACTTGAGCTCAGGATATCGGCAACATTCGACGGATTGACGCCACGCAACACCTGTGCATCGGCTTTCAACGCGGGAGCCTTACGAAACGCAGAGTCGACTCCTGCGATGATTTCCTGTGACTCTTTTCGTATTCGTTCCTTGTTCCCAGATCCGACTGTATCCTGACCACGAAGAACACGATTTACGTTTCGATATGCCTCGTTCTGATATTCCGCTACCGCTCGCGTTTCTGCGCGTGTCAACGATTCACCGCCGACCGTTTCGAGACGATCCAATGACGTTGTGTTTGGATCCGAACCACCTCCGGCCGCACCTCCGCCTCGTGCCGTCGATGTACCTGACCTTTTACCCACTGATCATTCTCCGACACCTGAGACAGATCCAGATTCGACGCTCCACAGAAACGATAACCCACACCGGCAACCACATTCCGAGCGTACAAAACGTCAGAATTGCATGCAGGATGTGGTTCGGCACATCAGTCTCGACTTCTGTAATGCCGTTGCAGTGCTTGCACATACGAGAGCTTCGTTCTTTCGGCATAGTTCACCATTTCGCCCGTCTGATTGCGTGCCCGTTTCGTTGTCATCGGGATCACGTCATCGATATAACCTGAAGACTTTGCTTCCGTGGCGGTAAAGTGCGTCCCGTCTCCGTGCGGGCCGATGAGATGTGTTTTGACCTGGCTGATACTGAGGCCAGTTCTGGCAGAATAAATCCGTTCAAGGTCTGCGTCCAGTTTCTCCATCTGCAAAAGCGTATCTCTGATATCGTTGGCGTGCCCCATGGCGACGCACAGCGAATAGTGTGGATGGAATTTCGAGGTCTCGTACCCTTTGACTGTGTCGCATGCGGTGATTGCAAGGCTGGCCGCAGAACCAGCGAGCCCGTCAATGATCCCGATTGTTCTTCCTTGATGCGCCTGAATTGCGTTAAACATCGCAACACCGTCATACGCCAATCCGCCGGGCGAGTTGACGTACAGATTCAGTGTCTTGCCTTTGTTTTGTGCCAGCACTTTTGAAAACGTGCCAGCATCCGTCTGCGTATAGTCATCGCCGACGATTCCGTGCAGCCAGAAATCAACCTCATTGTCTGTGACATTCCAGACCTGATCGGCTGACGTTGCGACGACTCCGTAAAGCTCACGGAATGCGTCACGCTCCGCAGTTGATCGTTTCAGCGTGATTCCGGAAAGTGAAATCTGTGGTCTCATTGTGCTGCTTTCATCAAATTTGACACGAGCATCTCACCGCGTTCATCCCAGCACGACACAAGATCGCGCACATTCTTTTCCAGATTGCTTGTGGTGCTGCTTCCAGCCACTTCAAGCAACTGTTGTTTGCTTGTTTCCACATGTGTCGAAATCGCCGTGATGGTCTTTACAGTTTTCCAACCGAGCGTGTCCACGAAACTTGACTGCCAAGTTTCGTAGATGCCATCAATGGCATCGCAAAAGTTATTGCGAGTCTTTGCAGCTCGGACTACACGATCTTTCTCAATCTGCAGGTTCTTTGTCACGGAAGTCTCAAGAATCGCCTTAAGAATCGCGTTCTGTGGCTGATCTGGTGGCGTTCTGTCTGCGTTTTGCGCCTGATCCTGCATAGTTTGAGCACCCATCTGAGCCGCCTGAGCAGACATGTCAGCCCTGACCCAGTTGGCGGGATGAAACCGAATCTCTCCCTCTTCGCCGAGATCCGGCATGTTCAGCACTCGTCGAATTTCGTTGTCGTTCATAACGCCCATTTCCTTCAGGCGATAAAGACCGTTCACCTTCTTTTCGTACTCCATCGAGACCAAGGCTTCACGGTTGAACTCGAAGAAATGTGTATCATTCTTTCGTTCACGATCCGTCAGCAGTTTACGACGGCACTCACGCTCCCACTCCTTCAGCCATGGGTTGATGCAGTCATCAAGAAACGCTTGATTCTCTGATTCCAACGAGTTGTGAGACGTGCGTGAATCGTCTCCGAGCTTGTGCGGAGGAATCCCGAAAATATTGGCGACTGTCGATCGAATTTCGAACTGACGAGTCTCGAGAAACTGAGCCTGATTCGGGGCGAGCGTCAACTGCTGAAACTTCGCGCCATCCTGAAGCAAGGCGACCTTGTGGGCCTGCTGCAGACCCTGAGTCATCTTCTCCCAGGCTGACATCGTGTTTCGGATCTTCTGTTCGTCGAAGTGGCCAGGGATCATCAGCAAGCCGCCGACGTTGCTGCCCTGTCCGAAGAACCTGCCACCAAACTGCTGTGCAGCCATGCCGACGCCGAGTGCGTCTTTCATAAGCGAAATCACGTCATGGCCGAATAGTCCGTTGTGGCTCAATCCTTTGATGTGCAGCACGTCACGAGCCGGAATCTTTGCCTGTTCGTCGTCAATCCACGTGAAGTACCAGAGCTCACCTTCAACAATCCGGATTCCTGTTTTCTGCGGATCCAAAATTGTGAGCTCAATCGGGTTGCGTCTTGAATCTCGGTCGATGACCGCAAACCCGTTACCGTAAAGCATGGCGTGAGCGGTGAGCGTCTTGCGAACCGTTTCGCCGTGCGTCCATTCGCTGGCATCTCCTCTCATTAGCCGATTGGCTGGATGCTCTGCTGCGAATTTCCTGTCATCACCGTCACGCTCGAAACAGTCAAACGGCAGACAAGCGATTTTATCTGAAACCAGATTAAGAGCTCGCCAGAGTGGCGGGTATCCCATCGCACTCGTCGGCGTGACACGGACACCAGCCGATGACTTTGATCCACCTCCAACAACTTCCCAGCCCTGCGCGTCACGTGCAGACAGATTTGTCAGGCCGGAACCGACCGGAAGCGGATTGCAGACGATTTCAGAAACGCCGAATTCCATGAGTTATCTTTCAGAAAAGAACAACACCGGAATCTGGTGTTGAATAGGCGAAAGTAGCCTCCCCTTTTTCCACTCCAGCAAGAGCCATGACAGCCGCCTGCATGCCATCAATGGTTCTCACGTCATCCTTTCCATGAGGTTTACACAGCAATCCGTTTCGGCCTCGTGTCACGTTACTGGCCTGCCACGCTGCGACCGGGTTTCCGTCATGATGTAAACGATGGCTGATGACCAGTTTTTCAAATTCTTCGATCGGTTCTGAAAGTGTCGCCGGTCCCTGATGGCAATCCTCGATCTGGTATTCTGCCGGCTCATGTTTCCACGTGCAGTCGCTGTTGCGTTCTCCGAGCATCACACGCTGTATAAGATAGTCTGCGAAACGCTTGTCGTATAGCAGTTTCTGCACTCGGAAACGTTTCTGAACTTCGCATAATGTCGACCAGATGTAGTCGTAATCGATCCAATCTCCGTCCGTCAAAGTCAGTTGAGCTCGTGAATCGTGAGCCCAGTCTACAAACGGTGCTGCTGATGCTCTGGCTTTAGCGGTCTCTTCCGGCATCCAGAACCACCAGCGAAAGTGCAAACAGTCGTCAGATTCTTTGAAACACAGACACAACGAAGACAGGTCGCGTGTTCTGGACAGATCGAGACCAGCCCAGCATGGCAATTCTGCCAGCCGATCCCATGAGGTAGCGTCTTGACATGCGTTCCAGTCGTGTGACTGCAGAAAAGGATTTGACGACTGCTGCCAGATATTCAGACGATACATTTTGAACGTTCTGAGGCTGCTGGGAGTATCGCAGCTCTTAAAGTCAGCAATGTATTCTTCCTCGCCAACCGTGTGTCCCCATGCTGGATTCGCAAGCTTACCATATCGGACAGGATCCTTTGAGAGCTCGTCATCCGTCAGCGTTGGTGGTGCTTCGTGCCAATCAAAGAAAAACGTTTCGTTGTCGAATGCTCCTGAGTTGACCCGCTGGCCGTAGTCGTATCTCTGCTTTCCGTAACTCATCGGATCATCGCCAGCCGTCGTCACCTGAATCACCATAGGTTCAGACCGGGAAATCCCCATTCTGGTGATACGCTTCATGAAAGCCTCATCAACAACGTGTAATTCGTCGACTGAGCACGAGCCGTTGAGACCTTCTTTTGCTTTCTGGCTGGCGGCGTTATCGCTGCTCAAAACCTTCATTTTCGAATTGGTTTCGTCGACCGATATCGAAAAATCTGTTTTATTGATCCGCATGTACTGCGCGAGCGTTGGCGACGCCTGCACCATTTTGATTGCGTGCTCCTGAACGATTCGAGCTTGCTGGCCGTCTTTCGCTGCCGTGTAGCAGTTTTGCCCTGGCTCGCCGTCGCCGTCCAGAAGGTAAAGCATCCACCATGCGACTGTCGGGGACTTCTTGTTTTTCTTTGGTTTGCCGATCAGGGCTTCTCGAAAACGCCGAATTTCACGTTTCCACCGCTCCGACTTTTTGACCCATCCAAACAACCGCATGGCACAATCATATTGCCAGTCGCTGGCAATCAGCGGCTGACCTGCACACTCGCCCTCCCACAGAACCAAATTATCTCTTGCCCAATCAACAACAAACTGGCCCCTCGCTTCGTCCATGCGGCATCCGTTGAACGCCGCTTTCTCGTCGGCTTCATTGCGAATCCACTTGCGGGTAGTCTTGTCGATTCGCCTCATCCTCGTGTGCGTCTCATTCTCACTGGTGCGGTTTGCTGCGTCACATTCACGCGTGAACGGCTTGCTGGAGTCAGTCCGAACTGACACAGGTATTTATGAATCTGGTCAGCACATCGGGCTGCAATCTTTGAAGCCGGGTTCTCATACGATCCGTGCTCAGACTCGAGCACCATCCCCTGCTTCTTCACCAGCCTTAACGCATCACGCCATTGACCATAGATGGCACAGTACGCGTCTACGGCCGCTCGGTCAGGAGCGGTAAGTACCTTCATTGAAAACAGTTCTTCGGTCACCCGTTTCCACTCAGCTCGAGCATCTCCGATGAGCCACGCTGGGCAAGTCGGCTTTGCTGGTTCTGGCTCTGGTTCAAGATGGTTTCGCCGCTGCGGATCCTTGGCGAAATCACCATGAAGAATCTTCAGGTTTGTCGGCTTCCGTGGTCTACCCATTTTGAAAACTCAAAAATATTGCGGAAAAATACGGACGAGAGTTGTGCGGTTCTGGTGTTTACTTAGTTCCAACATTTTCGCCCCCTATGCACATTATGGCAGCCTACTAAGACTGCCGTCGCGTTTTGCCATTGTGGCAGCGTCTGCAGATCGACTGAAGATTTGACCATTCCGTTCTCAAAGGATCGTTCACACCATTGAATGGAACTATGTGGTCAACATCGTCTGCTGTCGCGTCGTTGCAAACCTCACACACTGGACACTGCTGACGCTTGAGCTTGCTGATTCGTTCCCACTCACCACCATAACCACGTTCCTGCTTCGTGCCACGATACTGCTCACGCTGCCTTCGTGCCTGCTGCTGCTTGAAGACCTTTGGTGCTCTTGGCATATCATACCGTTCTCATACTGGTTGTAAGCTGGCCACTCACAACAACGACCTTGTCACCGCTACTCGTTACCCGATGTATCTGGTATCTCCAATCATTGGCTAGTGGCAAGCTGTCAGGCAGTTGATCAGCATCTACCTCAACCTTGATTGTCAGGACGTTTGTTGCATAGGTGGTGCTGTAAACCGTGCCAGTAATTACTGCTTCACCGTTTTCACGGCTTGCCCCGAATGCTTTTGACGCTGCAAGCGTTCCACTCGTCAGGTCAGCATGCAAAGCACCACCAGTGTCAGTGACTGCAATGGTGAGCTCTGATTCAGACGCGACCTTGTAATCCTTGCCGAGAATGAGTTCGATTGCACCACCAGATGACACCGGCCCAACGACGCTGATCTGATCCCCAGAAATCCCTGATGTGAAGTCATAAATCGCATCGAGAGTATCAGCCTGTTCTGTGGTCAGCCCGCCAGTTCCCAGCCCATCAATCTGATCACTGAGCGTTTCCAACGTGTCGTTGTCCGTGCCTCGAATTGCCGCCGCAGCAGCTGTAATTGCAGCCTCTACAGCAGACTGATCCGCCGGGTCTGTCGGAAGGTTGTTAGTTTTGTCCGTGATCGCCGTGGCCCAAGTGCCAGTCCCGAGAGCAGTCAGCACCGCTGCCCCAATTTCCGTTCCTGCGTCCGCTGCAATCGACGCCGCTGTAATTGCGTTGTTTGCGATAGCCGACACTGTCACACCGCTTGCAAGTGCTGCAGAATCAGTTCCTCGTTCAATCGCCGTCACCGTCAACGACCACGCAAAGGAGTATGTTGCCTGCGCTGTTGTTGTGCCGGTGACAGTGGCAGACTCCTCAAAAATGAACTCATCGCCTTCCACCTCACCCGATGGATTGTATGAGCAATCGTATATTCCAGTGGTCGCAGATCGTTTTGTGATCGTCACAGAATCACCCGTTGAGGATCCGTTCTTTCGGACTGCGACAGTCGGCGTTGAATCGGCGTCTTTCAGCACTGACGTATCAGGATTGTATGTTCTGATTGTCCAGTAAAGGATGCCGTTGATGTGAAGGATCGCTGGTCTCACGAAATCACCTTTTGCCTGAATGCTAAACTGACACCAGATCCACCACTAGCCGTTAATGTTCCGAGAGTCGCCGCTGCGTTCCGAATGCCGTAGGTTGCTGCTGTAAGACTCGCAAACACTACCTTGCCGTTAAGCGGCGCAATGCAATCCGCTCCGGTTTCCGCAGCGCCTACGCTGGTCAGTGTTGCTGTCGTCGCACCATTGATTCCGGGCGCAGTAGCCGAAATTGCTTTCCCAGCAACCGTCAGCGTACCTGTTCCAGTGTTACTGGTTCCGTATGCTGTAGCGTTGCTGCCACCGGTAGAATTACCGCTCACTGTAATTGTTCCGGATGCTGAATTGAGAGCACCGACAGCACTTGCTGCAGAGCCGCCGGTGACGTTTCCAATGACATTTACAGTTCCAGACCCAGCGTTTTGAAGTCCGGAAGAACTTGAGCCAGAACCGCCGGTGATGTTTCCCGTCACCGTGCCTCCACCCGCAGCCCAGTATGCAGCCATGCCCGAAGAAGACGGCGCTGTCATGCTTCCAGTAATATTCAGGTTCCCGGTGGAGGCATTTCGCGTACCTGACGCCGCTGAACCTGCGCCAGCTGCTGGATTTCCTGTGACGTTCACAGTTCCAGTAGAGTTATTGAGTACGCCGAAAGCACTCGCTGCCGCTCCTCCGGTTGGATTACCAGTGATGTTTAACGTCCCGGAGCTCGTGTTCGTAGCACCATAACGAGACCCGGTTGTAGCCGAACCAACTGGGTTGCCGATAAGTGTCGCTGAATTTCCTGACGTTCCTGAATATGTGATACACGTTGTGCTGCCAGCCGTCGCGTTTCCAGAACCACCATTGAGCGTCAACGTCACACCGTTTGACAGTGTGAAACCACCACCAGCAACCGCTGTGGTTCCCGCTGTTGTGTTCGCAGATTTCCACTCAGTGGACGCGTTGACCGTGACGGTGAACCCGTTTGCGAAAACGTCCTGCGTAGATGTCGGCACGCTTCCAGTGCTCCACGTTGCACCAGCATTGCTATTTCCGGATGCAACTGCGTAAACCTGCGTCGGGGCTGCGACGGTTTCCTGCAATGCCAGAATGAGCATCGCCTGAACGTTACTGATTGGCTGTCCGTCAGCGTTGTTGGTCCATTCGAACGTCGTGGAACCAATCGCTCCCGCTGCTGCTCTGACACCAGTTGCAACAACCATGCAACCGCCGTTTCCAGCAGTTGAATTGAACGTTTTACGAAGCGTCACAGAAGTCAGATTCGCATTGGCAACGGCGCAGGCTGCGTCGTCGTTCAAGTCTTCGGCATGAGTGCCAATCATTACGATGAGGCAATCGGCAACCGTCGTCGTGAACCCAGTCGCCGTTCCTGTTTGACCTGCAGACGACAGCACACTGCCTGCAGAATGAAGAACTGGCGTTGTCGCGTCGATTCCAGAGAATGCTGTGATCCATGCGACCTGATGGTCACCAGAATCTGCGACGGTAGGAGCAGTATCACCAGACTGAGCGATTCGCTGAAACACGTGCAGACGTGTTGCGGACGTTCCGCCAGCAGTTCCCGTCGATTGTGGGGAATTGGTTGTTTCAGTCCATCCTGCAGGAGCAGAGACAGCCTGATTTGCTGTTTCGACCGCAAGTAATAGTAAGTGCCCAGCCGGCAGCGCAGGCGTGATGTCACCGACACCAGACGCTTCGACTCCTGAGGCTACAAATGCTGGCACTGTCACGGATCACCCTCCGACCTGAACAGCGGAAACGAGACCAGCGTAATCTGTGATACTGCCGAGCCTAATATTCTCCAGAGCGACGTTGCACTTTGCATCGAACGACTGACGCAACGTCTGCAGTTGCGATCGAAGCGCGTCTTTTGATGCCTCAGCCTCAGCCTCAGCTTTTTGTGCGTTGTACTGTTCAACGGTGAGCGAGTCGTAATCAGCACCAATCCGGCCACCGCTCAGAAGAGCCACTTCCGCGAGCACCTGAGACGTTTTCCCGGTCAGGGTTCCGACAACCTGACTGAGTGCGTTGAGCATTGTGGCTGCGTCTTCTGATGCCGCACAATAGACCATCGTGTCATTAACCTGCAGGTGTGGCCGAAGCAATGACATGATCTGAGCAACAGTCCCGTTTGACCCTTCAAGGTCGATCAGCGAGCCTTGCCATTGCTGAGTCGACCCCATAGTCATCACAGCATGGCGAGCCGTGAGCAGGTGCAACAGGTTGACAGATTCCGTGTCCGCAGGTCCGCCGGTGATGTAGACGTTCTGGTGATGCAGCGGAATCGCCTTTAGCGCTGCAACGATTTCCGCTGGCGTTCCTGTCAATCCAAGTGCTTGTGCTCTCTGGTATCCGTTCATTATTTATTCCCTACAGCCACCCATCGTGGCCCATCGTATTCCACATGAGTCGTTTTTTGTGCCGCCTTTTGCTCCACCGCTGGCAGATGCACCAGACCAACCTTCGAAAACAATTCCAGAACGTTATTAAGCCCGAACACGCTCAGCATCAGGACAAGCAGCCCAAGAGCCATTCTCGGATGTTTCATACACATCCGTATTGAGCTGTTGATCCAGTTTTCTTCTTCTGTTCGTGTCGTCAAGGTGCTGATGTGTTGGTTCATTTCCTTAATCTGTTCCTGTATTTTTTCACACCGCTCCATCGCCAAACTGAAGGCTGTTGCTGTTCCGTTTTTTAACGGTGACCAGCAACAAACGGCAAACTGAAACTCACCGATCGCCGGTTTTCTCTGAACGAACAATTGCCCCCATTCAGGCTTACCGCCTTTGGGGATGTACTGCTTGCTGATCGTGTACTCACGCACAACCCCTCGTCGCATTTCTGAAGCGGCTTCCAAATCCGCTTGAAGGTCTGCACCTTCGACACTCAGTTTTTGCCACCCAGTTTTCTGCAGTTCACCGATGGATGAATACCCTGACCACTGCAGGAATGCTGAATTCGCCCAGTAGATCTCTCCTGATGCGCCGCTGATTAAGTAGCAGGACGGCATTTCCTGCAACATTTCCCTGAGTGTTTCCTGTGTCTGATCTTCGATTTTCCACATAATTCCTGTCCGGCTTTGCGGTGCTGTTTCGATTGCTTATCCGGACGTCCTGAGGCCCTGTCAGTCGATCTTGCCGGAGACACTGACGGGGCTTTTTTATTTCACTCCACCATAGATCGGGATCACCTCCCTTCAATGGTTCCTGATGCTAGTTCTGTGTG